AACCAAGGGTTATCGTTTGACCGGCGACATTGGTGATTGCTCCCCACATGCCTTCGGCATCGGTCTCGTTCAGTTCTTGTGTCTGCATTTTGTCCTCGTCATTGGAGCATGTGAACTTCGAAGGCGTACGTCCTGCTCAGCCTGTTGGATCCAGTGATGTACAACGCACCCCGCTTCGAGTCCGCCGTGCCATCGTTGGAATTGAGCACAACCTTTGGTGCGACAGCATCATCGTCGTTCTGGTTCGTCAACACAGCCGACAAATATGACCCTCTCCCACCTGGCACGTTGTTTTTGCTTGTGCTTCCAATGTGCCATACAAACGGTTGTTCGTTCCCAGGAACCCAGTGACTGTTACGTCTCCTGCAGCCATGATCTAACCTCCTGGCTTAGGTGATTCCTGTGAGCTTGCCCAACTTGCGACGATTGTTCGTGGCAAGATTACCCATCACGAACACCTGCGTCACCAGGCCGTCCTGATTGGTGGGCTTCTGAAACCCACCCTCGGCCATACCGAAATTGGCATCGGTGTGGATGAAGAAGATGATGTGCTTCGAATTCAGCACGTACATCACCCCCGTCTGACAGAAGTCAGACCACTCAATCGCTGCCTGCTTGAACAGGAGCGTCTCCACGCCTGCGTCGGCACCGCTACGCGGATTCGGCGCATACCGCACGTTGGAGTAAATGAGTGCTTCGAGGTCTTCGTGGACCAGCTGCGTGGTTACCGCGAAGTCAGGTTTGGACCCTGCTCCACCACGACCCTGCTTACAGTCGTTGAAAACCGCCCGCATCTTCGGCAGAAGATTGGAAGCTGCTGGCCCCACTGCCGTTACCACCTGGTTACGCCATTTGTCGTTGGTCGACTGATTGATCTCGGCATAAGTCGTGTTGGTAGTTGGGTCCGTTGCAATCATGCCCAAAACACCCGTCATCTGCAGCGATCCCGATCCGGTTCCATCCGAATAGACACCATTGATGACGAGGTCCACCAGCGACTCCTTGGCCTGCATGATCTTCTCTTCCTGGAGATTTGCAATACGGGCCTGTCCACGGTTCAGTTTCAGTTCCTTTCCTGAAACCACAATTGATACCGATCCCTGGTGCCAATTGAAAAACGCCGTGGTGAATCCGCGTTGCGGTGTCACGTCGAGAGGATCAAGACCATCGTACCACTTCGCCGTGCTGTTCGACTTGTGCATGATACCCATGCGAATGCGCTCACCACCGTCGACTACCTTGATCCGCTCACCTGAACGGAGATAGCGCGTAAATGGGTCGTCATCGAAGACATTGTCCTCCATGGAGCCACTCTTGAGTACCTTGTCCAATGTCGTGGACAGCAGGGGTCCATATGTCCTGCTAAGGACAGTTTCTCCCGCAGCCATGCTTAAACTCCTTTATTGTACAACCTACTCCACAAGATTTGGAAAATGTTCCCTTGCAGAAAGCTGCCCAGCCCTCGCTATCGTTTTCTCAAGCGGTTCGGACGGCCTGCCTTTATCGCTCTTGTAAACCATTTTTCCTTTGCCGCCTCCACCCCTTGGCCGACCTACAACACCCTTCGATTTCTTGATCTGTCGATCATTTTTCTTCTTGGCTACAGTCTTCGTCTTCTCGCCCTTTCCTTCAGCGAGTCCACGCTCGAATTCCGCTTTCGCAAAAGCCGGACCCTGACCAAGCCAATAGAAATCAAATGGTGTCAAGCCTCGTTGTGGATCAAAAATTCTCTTGTAGACAGCTTTGGATGCAGCCTCATTGGATTCATCGAAGACAAATTTTCCTTCTTCGTTGAAGTGCCCAAACGATTCCCCGAAATTCTCAATACCTGCATCGACTTCCGATCGTGTAAAATCAGTCGATGCCTTTTCTGCATTCTCAGCATCGACCTCTGCACGAGTCAGTACCCCAGTCTTCCGGTTCACCGCCTCCATCAGCTTCCACTGATCAGCGGTGATATTCTTGAGAATTTCTTCGTCTTCATCGCCAGGCTCTGCGTCATCGCCCATTACAGCAGCATAACGCTCCTTTTGCGCTTTCGCTTCACTCAAGACTGTGTCGAGTTCCCCCATCGCAGCCTTGAACTCAGTTCGCGTGTCGCGAATTGCGGTTTGCATAGAGCGAAACTGTGCAGCGTAAGCTGGATTAGTTTCGTCCAGATCTTTGAGGATCGTGTCGATACCAGGCATCTTGCCAGAGAATTTTTCGCCGGTAGTTTTCTGATCAGGTTCAGACTCTTCGTCTGCCTTATCAGGCTCTTCGGCATCTTCTTCTTCAGCTTTGTCGTCGGTCTCTTCGCTTTCCTCGCCCTCGTCCAACTCTTCCGCCTCCTCATTCTCCGGAGCATCATCTTCGAAATCTTCCAGTTCAGCGTTGATGATATTACGAATCTCGCTGTCAACCGGATCTTCGAGGATATCGACGTCCTCCTCAATGAGTTTAGCTTCAGACATAACTGTACTCCTTGCTAACTGCCTGCATTACGCAGGTCGTGGATGGAAACATTCTCACCTTTTCCTTCTTTGTCGACGAAGGCGACATCCATGTCTTCAGTACCAGGCTCGGGGCGGTTGTTAAACCGTACGCCTCTTTCCGGCATGCGCCTGATATGGTGAGGTGCTTTTTTGTCGAGCTTTCGTGCGCCTTTGACCGGATCACCTGCTTCTTGAAATCCGATCGCATTGAGTATCTGCTTCTGTTCTCGGCGGCCATGAACATCACAGTCCAGAGCCGGGTCGAAATACGTTTCAAACGGTTGGAATCCCAGTGCCCCATTTACCGGGAACTGATACGCCATATGACACATAATCCCCTGATCAGCACAAAAGGAACACGTAATTACAATATCTTTTCTTTCATCATACTCGACGCACTCCTCTTGCACTCTTTCGCACCTGGGACATTTGAAGTCGTACGTTCGTAATGACATCACTAACCTCGGCTTTAAAAGAACGTGTGAATTTCCTCGGTCCCGTCTTCAAGATCCTGGAGACGCCTCTTGGCCCGACGAATCTCTCTGACTCTTTCGAGCTTCATCAGATCAGCTGCCATTTCCTCGATCTCACTATCGTCGCCATCCTTGGACTCAGCTTTGCGCATCCTGATACGCAACACTTCAATGGCTGCACCTAAATCTTCAGGTGTCGAACCCTCCTCCATAACCTCTTTGGTTCCCGAACTTAGACTTGCAGTTGCCGGCATTAGATCTCTCCTAAGTGATCACTGACATTTTGGTTGCCTGACTCATATGCGGTTTCTTTTTCTTCGCTTGACGCTTCTTACTGCGCCTACGAGCCATGAACCGTTCTCGAGTTGCTGTCTTCAAAGGACCAAAGGTCTCTGTTGTAGTCGACTCGCCTTTCATGGAGTAGCAGCATCTCCACGCTGGCGTGACTCAGTTGGCGCGTCCTCGCTAAACTGCTCCGGAAGTGCCGGTCCTACTTCCGGAGCCCCATTGCCCTCTACCAGAGCATCCATGGACGCAGGATCAACCACCTCTTCCGTAGGTGAGACCGGTTGACCATTAGGCCCAAGAATACCACCCTGATTGACTGCATTCTGTGCTGCCAGCTGCAACGCCCGTTCGCGAATCTCTTCCGGAGGAATCGTCTGCATCTGTTTGACGATCTCCAGCATGGGCAGCATCTCATCGATCTCGGAATCTTCCTGCTCGAATCCGCGCATCAACAGCTTCGCGAAAATGGCCGGCAAGTTTGGACCAATACCGTATTCCTGCTTGAACAATGGATAGGCACCAGTTGCCAGATTGAGAATGTCCGTCCACTGCTTACGCTCGATGACCAGCGAGTTAGCCTGTGAGTCAATGTCCATCTCAAACAGATACTGACCACGAACCATATCATCGGTAATGCTCAACCACTGCTCAGCTTCCTCGTCGAGCATGAACGCACGATCAGGACGGAACTGTACCGACAACTGCCAATACATGATCATAGTACCCAGCTGCATCGCTCGAACCTTATTGGCACGACGATCGCCACGAGCCGATACGCGCTTATCGATAATCGAAGATCCGGTAGCAGAATCAGGAAGATCGAGACGCCCAGGTTCTGATGTGCCAGCAACACGATCGTGGATTCCTTGGGTAATACCCAGTAGCTCTTTCTTCTCTTCCGGAACCGCATGGAAGGGAATATTGACGATCACATTGGCGCCAATCTCTTTCAGGCGCTCTACTGGAAAAGCAGATGCATCGGGGGCAGCAAGAATTCGTGTCAGCAGATCCTCATCGATATAATCCGGATCGTACATCCAGATATTCTTCTGCTTACGGGCAATATTCAGATACCCATCAAGGATTTCATTGGTAAGAGATTGAAGGCTCTCAGTGCCAGCTAATGACAACGTGGGCTGGTTGAACCACTGATGAACTCCAGCCTGCATACTGACTATCTGCACCGGGAACGTTTCGATATGGCGATACGGCCACTCTTCGTCATTCTGTAACGGCAGATCAGTATTGTCTTCGTACGTGAAAACGATATTTCTTCGCACTCCTGGTCTTACTGGCCAGTTTCTTGCCCAGATCTCCCACCCTTCATTTATCCCGAAACCATCATCTTCACCAAGACCAGCTAACAGAGGTGAATGATTTGGCGCGTTGTCGAGACGTTCAACAATGTCCATATCATCAATGACATCTTTATCCCAGTTCGGATTATCGCGCACCTCATCTGGAGGCAGACGCCAGCGGAAAGCAACCCAGCGGGCATCGTTGATCGCATCCTCAGCCCATGCATCAAAGACGAAATCTCTGGACGGCCAACGCAGACCAGCAGGCATGCCTCTATTCACGATTGCGCTGGTATCCGGATCAGCACGATCACGTAAATGCTCTCGGGCACGAATCAGATCTTCAATCAGAATTTCTGTGGATCGGGGTAGTTCGTTGGGAATATCCAGCCCGGTAAGACCGGACAACGCTGGAGGCAGATCGTCGTTGGCACGAGGCTCCTGCAGAACATGCTCGTAGAACTCTATGAACCGTTCGTGATTCTGCTCTTCCAGGATGCGCGGTGCCCGACCTTCAAGAATGAATCCCAACTCTTCTTCGGGACTATTGAAAGCGAAATCAGGATCAGCATTGAGGAAGTTTTCGACCTGTAGATCATCGTCCGTAAAGAACATGATCTTCTTCACACCATAGGGCGTGAGATAGCTATCAAGCGCAATGCGCTCATCCTGCTCTAATTGCTTGGTCTCGCGGTAGGAATAGTTCAGCCACTTGGAAACACCAGGCGCCTGGAGAACGCCTTCTCGGGTGGTTCCACGAGCCTTGATACGAGGGTTGCGGATCAGGTTGGAAGAAATCTCCTGATCGATCCACGAAAAGACGATATTGGCTTTGAGGCTGCGAGTATGCTTGTCCTGTCCGCCCTTCGCTGCTTCTTGACTGATCTCACGCAGCGAAGCCGGTACCCCGTCGTACAGTTTTACCAGGACATCTGAAGCTTTGAAATAGGGCTCAACCCGCCCTAATGAATACTCTACCTGACGTTGCCAGAATTCCTTCTGCTGATCCGGTTCGGTTGGATACATAATCCTCCATACGGACTTTGCAGGGAAATCTACTCAGTTTTAAGTTGTTGTGCAAGAAGAGATTAGGAAGGAAAGCTTACTCGGAGGGTTTATCGATCTCGCTAAGCTTGTCTGCCACATTGATATCCCCACCCATCAGCGCACTGTTGTAATCGATCACCATGGCCTCACGGGTAAACGGAATGCCGCGCCGGGCCATTTCCTGATTCCTCATGAGATCATTAAAGGTAGGCATCGCCGGCTTGATCACCCATTCATCTTCGTCATCCACCTCAGATGCACCCTTGGCCGGATCGAGCTTATCCATGACGTTGCCGCACATCGAGCCACAGTCCACCTGGTCGTCATTCTTGCCGTTGGGGAACTTCCCGATTTCCTTGAGAAACTCGCCCACCCACGGGGCATCCACGGGAATATGGACCATGCCCGACTGTACCCGCGCCTGAAAGGCTATAGCCCGTTCCTCCTTATCGCGCTTACTCGTTATCTGTTCACGAGTTACGAAAATCTTACGTTCACGCATACGACGTTCCAGAAAAGGCCCGACCGCACCGATAATCTGCCCACGCTCCTCGTACCACGTACGGATACCGTAACCCATAAGCTTCTGTGCATGCACGATGTTAAGCATCGCATCGATCCACTTGTTTGACAGCTCCTGCCGACGCCAGACATCTATAATGTACCAATGACTACTTTCGTCGATCCCAATCAGCATATGAACCGTGAAATCACCCTGATTGCGCTTTGTGGCATAATCGGAGAAGCCGTACCGGCGCAGATTGGTCGGCAGGGTATCGTAACGCCGGAACCAGTCGATCTTAAAGGTGTCGCCCTCTGGCGGGATAGGGTCGCACTGGTGGAGCGCATTGAACTTGCGCCCCTGGAGCTTACGCAGGCGCTTCAAACGCTCCGTGGGGAACTTGGAGGGCCACAGAGAGGTATCGAACGGGCGGCCCAGGGGATCGCCATGCTTGGCCAGAGACGGGAAGGAGATCACCTCCCACTCTTCACCAGCCTCTTCCGCCTCTTCCAGGATACGGCCCGTAAGGTCGTTTTCATGCCATCTGGTGGCAACTAAAACTATACACCCCGAAGTACCCTTGTACGGGTTCAAACGGGTGATATAGTCTGCTGTGTAGCGATCCCAAGCCCCATCACGTACCGCCGTCGACTGCGCCTCCTCCCACCCCTTGATCGGATCATCGATCAACAAGATATGGGCTCCGAACCCAGTTACCGCACCATCGATCGAGGTGGCATTGTAGATTCCACCCTCATTGGTCTCCCAGGCATCAACGGCGGTAGCATCTGCCGACAACTCAACCCCCAGAAAGATGTTCTGGTATTCGGGAGATCTTACCTGATTACGGATCGAACGACCGAAACCTCGGGAAAGTCCCTGGTCATAAGTCGTATGGATGATCTCAATCTTGGGATTTCTGCCAATAGCCCAAGCCGGAAAACGTCGCGAAACCAGTTCTGAATTATGGGTAGCTATCAGCTTCTTGCCAACTACGTACATCCCATCAGGACGCTCAACCTGTATACAGTGACCCTGTCTACTGCCCCCTACATCTTCTACTGATTCGATGGATACACACCGCTGTTTGGCAATCCTGGCTATTTTCTTCCTTGGAATTACTGTTGGGATATCCATCGTAGGCTGAAACCCAACAGCATACATCACCTTCTTGCCCTGTATTCCAGAAGACGATAGACGAGGTTGTGTTTCTACTACATACGGCCTGAAACCCAAAGATGTAGCTACCTCATAAATATCTTCTGAGAGCACTCGGCTTGCCGTACTGACAGATGTCCTACCATTGCAGTCAACATGCCCATCAGTATCAATCAATCCGGCAAGTAATTGTAGGCGCTGTTGTACAGATGAAATCTTGTAAGCTTCCGGGATAAACTTCTCCTGATACACTTCTATTCCCTGAAGTTCCAACGTAAGCCGACCTGAAACATTCGGACGTGGCCCAGAGAAGTATGTAGTAAATACCCCAGTGTCAGCATGCGCACACTGCGCAGACACCGCATATCCCCGTTGCTCGAATGACTCTACAACTTCACAGTCAGTTGGATCATGAGTGATGCAAGCTTTCCCCTTACTTCCGTCTCCCAACCATGCTCCTAATACATAAGGATCACACTGTAAATCTGCCTCAGCAAATTGAAGTGCTGATACAGTTGGAAGATGGTAATAATATCCCCCTCCTCGCGTACCAACTTTTCCATTATTTAATTTCCTACCTAACCAATTCCTGGTTGCAATCGTCTTCCATTGCCAATCGCTCTCACTGCGCACAGTCCATTCA